TATTACGTTCATTGTGTGGTAAATAAAATAAATCTGGATCTTTATCACGTTCCAATAACAGAGAACGCTCAATACTTTCACAAAGATTAATCACCTTGCCGTACTGTTTTTCAATACTTTCAAAATACTCTTTGAGTTGAGTATTTGGTATTGTATATCTACTTTGTACTAAAAACTCATCTATATATGGATTTCCATCTAAAACAAACTTTGACTCAGAAGAACAATTAGCTATTACGTATTTACCAAGTTGTTTGAATATTCGATATAGTGGAGTTACCATAACCATATCTCCAAATCCACCATAACGAACTATAACAACTGTATTTTCCCTATCATACTTTTTATTTATCAAATTAATTATTTCATGTTCAACATTACTTATCTTTTTTGCTATTATTTCAAAAGAATACTCATCATCTTCATTTCTGGTTTCACATCTTTCTATAACAAAACATCCATCAAGAGAGTCGATTATATCAGAAGGTAAAAAATCATGTTTGTGGTTTATGTTTGCACCTTTCTTATTAATATTAGGATATAAATACCTATGTGGGAGATAAAGTATTAATCTACCATCTGGTTTTAATATTCTAGTAAATTCCTTCAATATTCCTTTGTAATCATATATTTCTTCTAAAAAATGAGACGAGAACACTACATCAGTAGAAGAATTGCCAAAAAGTCGCAAGGCTTCTGGATGCGATAAGTCACAGTTTATATTAGCAACTGGACTACCATTATCAACACCAATAGCTTCACTACATACCTTTTCTTCACCACATCCAATATCAAGTATTACGCCATGAAGTAAGTGAGCTATTCTGTCCCTTACCTTACGCACTTCATAACCTTGCGACTTTTCAGCAGACCATACCATTATGAAAAAGTCTCCTGGTAGGTTAGAAACAACTGACCTGTTGCCGCATTCCCATCACTTGCAGTAGTTGTTGATAGTGCAAGAACTCTTACGTATCCAGTAGCGGCAACAGCACTATCCATATCAGCACTTTGTGATGCAACACCATTTGCTGCCGTGGATGTAATTGCAAGCGTACCGACAGAAGTTGTACCATTGTATACGTTTAGCGTTAGATTACATCCGGTACCAGTTTGGGCAGTCTGCACAAGATAATGCAACTTCTTTAATGTAATTGCTCTCCCTGGTGCCCATGGTTTGCAGGTAGTTGTATGAGTTTTTGTTTCTGATGCCGTACCCGCTACTGGAGTAAGCAAGAGCGTTGTTGAATCATTACCATTTAGCTGTGCATGATGAAGCACATAGTATTTGGATTCTGCATATCCCATAGTTGTTACCTCCAACTTATATTGTTTGTTTACTTAACCACTGGTGTAATACAAAAGGTGCTCTTCGCTATCAGTACTGTATTCCCAAACCTTCTCAAATCCACCAAGATAATACCAAGCAATACCCTGATCACGTCCAAAATCAGAAGGTACATTAACACGAATCTCTTCAGGAATAGCAACCGCTTCCCAAACAGCGTCATCACCGATAAATACACCTTCTCCACCGGAAGCATTAGAACCCTTTGCGTTTGACAAATAGTTATTTTCTTCTACACCACGACAACCATAATATTTACCTATTTCACCATTAAGCATATGCTCTCTGGTTGTATAGGCAAATGCAGCTTCGAGATAATCATAAAGACCTCTAAAAAAGTTAACTGATCCAATAGCTGCATAATTATCTCCAGCATACTTAGGAATATTTTTCTTCTTCATATAGTCAATACAATCCCTCCAGTTTATGTCGGAGGGACCATACCAACCAGCTTGATTTGAAGAAGTTGCCAGAGAATTTGCTCCGGTTGTTACAAACACAGTAGATGCTGTGGTGGTTGCCACTGCTACGAACTTAGCACCGACAAACTTTGTTCCCGCTGCCACATCCAACGTATAAGCAGTATCATCTCTTAAACGGCTCCTTACAATCTCAGGAACTTCATACTCGGCTAACTTCTCAAGTTTCAAAGTGTAATCAATAGCATTACCGTATTCTCTAATTACTACCGATCCTTGAGTAATGGTGAAATTACGTCGTGGAATGGTGGATGTTTCCGAAAGTGTTCCACCACGGGTTGAAATTGCAGATACCTTATCCCACATTGCCGTTGCACCACGTCTTTGTCCAAACGCTTCCCTTACATTACAAAACTGTCTGAATTTATACATAGGTGCGGCAACTGTCCTAAGTTTATTTGTCAACCAAGGAAGTGCAAAATAACCACCTAAACTACTGGTTACAAATACTTGCTGTGGCATATCAATTTACCTCTCTTATAAGTTTTCTCCCCGAACCTTGGAAAGCTCTTTTTGCCTGAACTTCATATAATCACCATAATCCTTACGTTCCATTTGGGGAGTCATTGTTGTGAACAAACCTGTTTCTTGTATAGATTCAACTTTATCCTTACCCCTTGTCGGACCTTCAAGGGGTATCACTTTTCTTTCCGGTCTGATCTCCTTTTTTATACCTAAGTTTTCAACAAACTGTTTTTTAGCTGTTTCATAGATTTGATTAATAGAACGCTTTGGATTCTTCTCACGTTCTATTACCATGAGTCTACCCACCATATCTTCATATATCTCCGGTCCACCCTTTAGACTTTTAAATTCTTCTCTAAAGTTCATCGTTAGTCGTTGTAATTCTGTCTGTTGGGATACCCCTGGAGATATTTCTTTAGATAATGCTTGAACAAACTCCTTATCCTTGAGTAAGGAATTGCGATATTGCTTGTGATACTCTTCTGGATTAGTTATAGCAAGTTCAAGCGATGGGTAAACAACTGGTTCACGTTCCGTTCCCCTTTTCCCGGTCATAGATTCCTGGTATGCTTTCCAGTCTATGAATGGGGATAACTCTTCTTGCAATCGTCTTAAATGTGCAGATTCTTGTGTAGCATCGTACATTCTTTTTTCTGCTTCTTTCCAACTTTTGAAATATGGACTGCTTTTATCTTCACTAGGTGATTCTTCTGTTTGCTCTTCCTGGCTTTCACCAGAAGCAATTTGTTCTTTTTCTTTTACATCTTCACTTTCACTAAGATCACCAGATTGCTCCTGATTACCAGAAATCTGTTGATCTTTTTGCGCTTCATCATATCGTTTATATATTTCACTGCGCTGATCCGAAGGTTTCTTGTCAGCATTTCCCAATTCAATATTTTCTGCCATAAGTGCATGCCTGCCACCTTCACGCTTTGTACCAAAAGGGGCATTCATGGATGATTTTTGTTTTATGCTAGGTTGTACTGATTCCTGAACACTACTTATATCACTACTCTCCATTTGTATATCTTGAGATACATTTTCAACATTTGGTTTATCCTTAAGTTTTACCATATATTACCCCTTAATTTCCTCCAGTATTTTATTTTCCTTCTTATGCTCATCTATTATACGTCTAGTTAAATTATCTAAAACCTTTATTTGATTTTGCACTGCACCATCTTCAGACAACAGTTTATTTATTAGTTTATCACGTTCTTTTTCTATAATCTCTAATATCTGTTGTGAAGTCATCCTTGTGGCCCACCGGAAGATAACCAATTCATAGGATTCATTGATGTTTGTGTAGCACCACCAGTAGAAGGTTGCGCTCCGGTTCTCATTGATGTTTGCAATCCCTTTTGCCTTCCTCCACCTATACCTGATTGAAGTTGTTGTAACATTTGCATAAACGCAAACGGAAGCGCAGGATCTATTTGTGATAATATCTGCCCTATCATGTTCAAATCCAACATTGGAACGTCGGGAAATATTTCTTCAACAGGAGAATCTATTACATCTTCATTGGCTCTGATAATTCCCTTTACTATGGGGCGAATGTTCACACCAAGAGTTGATGCCATTGGACCTAGAATCTGAAGTAATGCAAGTAATTTATTTTGGGTTTGAATCTTATTTATCATTCCAGAAATACCAGTAATATTTATATCAAATCTTGTGTTTAGTAAAAATAACTCTTGAATTTGTTCTGGTTGTTCTTCCAAGATAATACTCACCATCCATTTATACCTATCGGGCATTGTGAGTATCAAATCAAGTATTGATTCAAGCACTTTTGTTGCTTGTAGTTCAATAGTTTTTGCTAAATCTTCAAATTTCAATGCTGATTGTTGCATCAATCCTGCAAATTCTGTTGCAGTGTTGGCTCCCTGGGTTGGTATTCCTGCTTCAACTGAAGGTGTAACACCACTATGACGATCTATTTCACTGGATATTGCAAGCGGTATCCATTGTGATTCTGGTGGAAGAGAACCTTTGAGCAATTCTTGTATGATTTCATTTACTGGACCTTCTGTTCTAATTAAATTACCAGGACTCCATTCAAGATCATCAGTATCATATATACGAGTTACATCTACTCCGAATAATTTTAGTATGCTTATTTTGGCATTATCCAAATTCAAACACCAAATATCATTAAGAGCAATTTGCAACGGGGCTATAGACTTAACCAAACATTTACCATATAATTCGTCAGATTTACGTTGAAATGGTCTAATTATAGTATAAACATATGTTTGATCTGGATTTGGGTATGATTGTTCATTCTTTTGACCAGTAACACGTATTAACTGCTTACCATTGGCAGTTGTTATTACATACTTTAACGATTCATCAAACTCATATAACTTTTCATTCTTACCAATCCCTTTATTCTGCTCATATTTCTTAGGATTTATATGTATGTAACCGTGAAACTCTTTAAGTTCAACAGGGTTCATTACATCTGAATTTTTATCTTCTTGCTTACTATCCCTTGCATATTTCTGATCTTCTTCCGTACTAGGATAATCTTCTGGACGTATTTCATCGATTTCCGATTTTATATATCCCTTACTATCAGCTTTAAGCATGAGATCAACATAATTAACAACAATTCGTTCAATTATGTATGTACCATGAGGTTTATTTTTCTTTAACTTCATATCATGTGAAAATCTAACATCATATGGATCAACTTCTTCCGTAGAAGGTTCCCATCCTTCATATGGTTTGTACTTCTCATCTTCTTTGTCATAATCCCATATAGGTATATTTTCATTTGAGAATGTTTTGATTATTCCAATACTGCACAACAAACTAGTTTTTATACTGGATAACAACGTATCTCTATAACCTATTTCATTAAGAAATCTACCCACAACTTTTTTCATACGTATTGGTTTGTCGTTTTCTTTGTCTGACTTACCAAATCCTTCTATATTATACCAATCATCTTTTGTAAACCCCATTATTCCACGTTTAATAAGTGCAACTGTTGTGTCTACCACGCCTTCTGTTTTAGGCCAAAATACCTTAGCTTGCCATTTCTTTTTATCACTCCAATCTTGTTTACTTTCATATAACTGCCATGACAAATCCCAGTCACGTTTCTCGTACCTTATCCACCTATCATCACTAAACTTCCAGCAGGCTTTTACGTGATCTAATATCTGATCTTTTGTAAGCTTTACTATCGCCATTTACTTACCTTCTTCTACTATTTGTCGTGACACATCGGCTATTTCTCTCTTATCAGAATGACGCATATCACGAGAAATATCACCAATAGTAACCCCTTTTTCCCACCAACGGTTCCTCTTATCCTTATACTTATGTTCTATCTCAATTATCAATTCTCTACGTTCTTTATTATTTAATCCCATAATACGCAAATCCTCACATCCATACTACTCTATTTCCATATGTCAACCCATAATTAGGTTGTTTAAACTGTTTACTCTTAAATCCATATGAAAACATATTGATGTTCAACATTAAATTACAATCGCACAAATGCTCATAATACCCATCCTGTAATGGATATTCTCTTTCTGCCTTTCCATCCTTAGTTTCAGGGTAACGAAAACCACCCTTCATGCCTTCGATGAGCGTATTGCATCTTGGTGATATTAATAACGATGGCTTACCATCTATTAATGTGGTTAACTTCTGAGCTATAATATCTCTTGCTTTTTCAAACACAAGTCGCTTATGTCTTGGTCTAATCCCTTTTTCTCTTAACCATTCAACATATGACTTTTCAGCATCACCTGTTTTGTTATTACCTGAGTCATCACAAAAATCCATGAAATCAGATTCTGGATATAAAAAATTGGATCGTTCTATAATATGATCTCTATATCTAGGAAAATGAATATCTCTACCCATATCTTCATTCAAATGTATAATCCTACCGTCATAATCAGATTGTGACCATAGCACGGCAGGGTGTATCCTACCAAAATCCCATGTTCGGTAAACAACCTTTCCTGGAACATAATTTACATTCTCAATATGAAGTCTAGGGTTAAATTCAGGATGAACACGTCTACCACCTAACGCAAACCCAAATTTACCATCAATATAAACGTCTACCAGTTGAGGATCATGTCCATATATCTTCTCCAAATCCTTTACATAATTAGGATTTTTCTTCAACAACGGTTTGTTTTCTCTGGCAGACGATTCCCAATGCTTAAACTCATTCTCTTCTTTTCCTTCTACAAACAATTCATGTAACCAATGATCTGCGTTAGGAGG